GCCGCCGCCGCCGCCGCCGCTCCCGCCGTCACCGACGTTCGTGAGCGTGCCGAGGAGGATTCCCGACGCAGTTCCCGCGAGCGCCCCGTACAGGCCGCCGACGCGCCAGCCAATGTACGTCCCGAGCAGGGCGAGCAGGGCGATGTCCTGCTTCGTCGCGTCCAGCTCCACCACGAGCGCGATCGTGCCGATCGCCGCCAGGGTCTTGACCAGCTCGGTGAGCCGGGCCAGGCCCGCGCCCCGCATCCCGGCAGTACCGGTCCCGACGACCACCGCGGTCACAGCGCCCGCGAGCTTGAAGAAGGCGTTGGCGAGCGCCCCGGAGAGAACGAGCGTAAACGCCGTCTCCCATCCGCCCATCGCGTTGACGACGCCGACGAGCAGCTCGAGCATCCCCTCCAGCCAGGGCCAGAGCGTGCGAATGACGTTCTTGAGCCCCTCGTACGCCCCGATCAGCCCCTCGGAGATTTCCTGCCGGTTGCGGTCGAGCCAGTCGGACAGGTCCTCCAGCAACGCCGTGAGGTCGGTGAGGATGCTCTCGCCGAGAGGCTTGAGCACCGCCCCGAGGTCCCACGCCGCCTGAATGAGCTGGTCGAGGAAGTCGAGCACGATGCGAATCTCGTCCTCGGTCTCTTGGAAAGCCGCCGCCAGCTCGCCCGAGGCTTCTGCCTGGCGAAGCCACATGTTGATCCACTCGGCTCCGTCCCGCACGCCGGCCGACATCCACTCCAGCATCGGCTGTGCCGCGTCCGTGAGAACGAGAAGCGAGTCGGCCAGGGCGAGCGCCGTATCGGACCAAGTGCCGGTAAGCCCGGCCGTCGATTGCATGATCCGCTCGGTCCGCGCGGCGAAGTCGTCGCTGCCGATCCAGTCGCCCCACGCCTTCGCCGCCTCACCGATCGCGCCGGCGATGTCCCTGAGCCCCCTCGTCACCGTGTCGACCGTGCGCTGGTTGAGCGCCATGTCGAGTGCTTCGCCGAGGTCGGGGAGGAGCTTCTCACGCACGTTCGCGCGCACCTCGTCGAACACGGGGATGAAGCCCCTGACCGTGAGCACGAACTTCTGGCTGGTCGCATCGAGCTTCTCGAACTCAGCCCGGTCGCCGCTGATCGCGTCACCCAGGCCACCGAGGGCCGTGGTGAGGGTCGTGATCATGGCCGTCAGCGGGCCGAGGGAGGTGAGCAGACCCGCCCCAACTCCTGCCGCCGCCGGTGTAGCCGCTCCGATCAGCGCGCTGCTGAGCATCGCGCCAAGGGTGAAAGCGCCGGTGCGAGGGCGCAGGCCGCCCGGAGCGATGCCCTTGAACAACTCGTCGAAGAAGGTGAGGTCGCGCCAGTCCGGTATCCGATCCCCGCCGCCGCCCCCTCTGCTCATGCGCCCGAACGCCGCGCCCAAGGCGGCGCCCGTGACGGCGTCCGGGACGACGAACGGGAACGTCCGTCTGCCGTAGACGCCTCGCACGTCGACGTCCACGTCATCGTCCCCGAGCACCCTGCCGATGGGCACGAAGCCCCGCTTCTCGAGCATCCGCGAGTACGCCCAGGGGCCGATCGCCGTCTGGGTCAGCTTGCGGTTGGTCTTGGAGACCTCCTCGCCTGCCTCGTGAGCGCTGCGCTCGATCGCCTTGTAGCCCGCGACCGTCTCGGCCACCGCCCGCTTCGGGAGCATGGTCTTGTGCATCTCGGCGATGAGCCGGGTGACCGTCCTTTCGAGGTCCTTGAGGGCGCGCTCGATCGCGTCCGTCGCGGTACGTGCGTCGGTCGAGTCTCCCTCGAAGCTCAGCTCGATGCGTTCAGCCACGGAACCTCCTCACAAGCCGAGAGGATTCGCCCTCGCGGCCCGATTGGCTCGGGTCGCGAGGGCGTAACGCTGCCAAGCCAGGAAGGTCACGTAAGGCATGGTGCGCCAGTAGTCATGTGCGAAGTGGAACTCCTCGATCAGCGTCGCGATCCACGCGAGGGCCGTCGCTTCGTTGAAGCGGACGTCTTGGATCGGGGAGTCCTCGACGAGCGACGCGAGGTGGGGGGGAGGCTCTGCTCACCCTCCGTTTCGTCCTCGGGGGGATTGAGTTGTTCGAGGATGTGCGAGATGACCACGGCCGTCCCGCGAATCCCGAACGGCAGCCGCTTGAGCTCGGGCTGCCTGATCTGGAACATGCGCAGCAGCTCCTCCTGCAGCGCCGTCACGTGCCGCTGGCCGACGCCCTGCGATCCCTCGTCCAGCTCCTCCTTCGTGCGAGAGAACAGGTCGTAGAGGCGGAACACGTCCTCCACGGAGAGGTCGCCCGGGACGGCGTACTCCTCCCCGTTGTACTCGAAGATGATGTCCTCGGGGAGGAGTTCGTTCAGGTTGATGATTCTTGCCACGGCTGGCTCCTTTCAGTAGGTGGGCGGCGGGAAGGGTGCGGCTCCCTCCCCGCCGCCTTCGGCGCGCTGCCGAACTTTACGAGGAGTAGGCGCTCGCGTGGTTGTTCCGGAGGTGGATCCACACCGCTCCGGACGGATGCCTCAGCGCCTTCCCCGTGACCGTCTCGCGGACGGTGCGGCCGTCCGGGTCGAGCTCGGTCAGGGTGTTCGTCCGGTACGTGACTGCCGGGACGTTGATCTCCAAGTACCTCAGCTCCGTGCCGGTGACGCCGGGGAGCTGGTTGACGAACCTCAACGAGCCGGACGCCACGCCCGAGGACGGCGTGATGCCGCCGCAGTAGGCGATCTTCTTCCAGAGCGTGCTGTTCTGGTACCGGCGCACGAACTGGATGTTGGCGTCGCGGTTCTGAATCGCAATCTCGTCGAGGTTGATCGATTGAGCCTGCAGCTCCTCAACCCCGAGGGTGAGGTCGATCCGCCAGCTCTCGATCGTCGAGTCGGGCAACCCGTCCACGAGATACGAGGGGCCGACGTGGTACATGAACGGGTCCTCGGGGCCGGGCGGGAAGGTCGGAGCGCCGAGCGACACCGCCGAGGCTCCGAAGACCGGAGCGATGAACGGAGCCGTGATGCGGAGCGGCTGGCCGGCGTTGCCTTCGATGGTCAGACCCGTGAAGCGCACGTCCGAGAGGAGGTGCTGCAGGTCGGAACCCGGGTGGAGGATCTGAATGGTGTTGTACGGGAAGCTCGCGTGGTTGCCGTGGAACGTGTGCCCCGCGTACGGGTTGGCAGCGGCGGAAGGCACGTACGTCGCCCCGCCGAGCGCGGCGGCGAGGATCTGACCGCCGATCTCGGAGCGGAAGTTGACGACGAGCGTGCCCCGGGCGAGCGACTTCTGCTTGTACGTGAAGCCCCAGTCCAGGCCGTCGCCGCCCTCGCGGATGTCGACGACGGTGATGTCGGGGTTGAAGTTGAAGCCCGACACGTACTTGGCGAAGCGGAACTTGGCAGGCGTCGAGTTGGGCGTTCCCGCGGCGCTCTGCATGGCGAGTGCCGCCATCGCGTTCGTGTCGGCAGTTGAGAACGCAGGCATTGAGTCTCCTTACTCGTGCTCGATCGTGTAGGCGCGGAATACGACGACGTAGGCGGCTCGCCAGCGGTCGTCCTGCTCGGGCTCGAAGACCGAGCCTGGGATGGTTCGGATGGGCGTGAAGTGGAACGCGCTCCCGTGGAGCCTCTCGGGAGGATCGTCGTCCCACAGCGTCTCGATGACAGCGCGGACTGTCCGCTGCAGGCGACGTGCCAGCAGGGGGCCGCTCTGATCTGCGGCGACCACGTGCACGAGGACGTCCGATTCCGAGATGAGCCCGTGGGAGCCCTCCTCGCGGAACCGGGTCGGCCCTTCCATGACGAAGATCGCCGGGACGACCGGCAGCTCGCGCACGCGCCCCGTGAAGTACGAGGTCTCGGCGGGAGCCACGATCACCATGTCGTCCTGCTTCTCGGCGTTGATCGCCTGGCAGCGGGCGTCCAGTCCTGCGCGGAGCTTCGCAACCACCGCGTCGACGAGCACCTCGCCGAGCTTGAGCGTGACCGTCATTCGGCCTCCAATCCAGCCTGCCGCACGAGGTCATCGAGCCAATCCTCCGCCGCCTCATGCACCTGAGCGATCAGTCCTGGGGTGACGACGAGCGGCGGACGTGGGGGCATCGGCGGCCAGTCCCGGCCCTCGGTGTGGTACGCGGCCGTGGGCTCGTCGGTGCTCCAGGTGAACACCTTTTTGGTGAACGTGCCGAGCGTCGTCCGCCCCTGCTCGATCCGACGTGCTCTCTCCGGGTCGAGGAGCGAGGCGAGCAGGTTGCCCTCGCGGACGAGGATGCCGCCGGTGTAGCCCGCCCGACGCTTCGCAGCCTCGTACTCCGGCGCGAGGGCGGGCCAGGTGCCTTCACCCTCGGTCTCGAACCATTCGAGGACGTGCCGCTGCATGATCGTCGTGAGGTCGTCCCACAGCGGCTCGAAGTCGTCGAGGTCGGCGTGGAGCTTCCCGAGCTTGCGCCGGAGGTCGGAGACGCCGACCAGATCGAGCCCGACCCACCCGTCGTACACCCAGGTGGAGTAGTCGCTCACGGCAGCCAGGATGCCGAGATCATCGGCGAGGCGATGCCGCCCCACCTCGGGAGCACCCGGCCGTGCTCTCCGGTGTCCTTGCTAGCGCCCGGCAGAGGCACCCGGCCCTCGCGGATGCGGGCCAGCTCTTGGTTGTACCACTCGCCGTCGTACTTCCCGGCCGACGCCGAGCCCATGTCGATGAGCGTGCGCCAGCGGACGCCGGTCGTCACGACCAGGCGCACGTACTCGAAGGCGGGGAGCGAGCTGGAAGCCACCGGGACCGAGTAGCCGGCCGCCGCGATCGCCGCGTCGACATGGGCGCTGATCTCTTCGATGATCGTCGCGAACCGGGTCAGGTTGACCGGGTTCGTCGAAGGCCCGATGAGCGGGACGCCGAGGTTCGGCATCGGCATAAAGCCCGCGAGGTCACTCGCCGTCCAGTACCCCATGTTCCCTCCTACGGCTCGATGAGCCGGTTGCGGATCGCCGAGAGGCTCCTGTACGGGCCGACGCCCGCCGCCGCGAGCGCGATCACGTCCTCCATCCAGTCGATGCGGGCGACGATCGCCTCTCCGTCCGGTGGCTCCTCGTAGGGAGCCGAGTTCGTGTGCACGCGGCGGATGACCTTGCGCAAGTCGGCGATGTCGTCCTGCGTCAGCGAGAAGGCGTTGACGAGCTGAGCGTTCGTCATCCCGCCCCGGAAGCGGTCCTTGAGTGCCGCGAAGAACAGCGGGCCGTCGATCCGCGCACCCTGCGCGGGGTCATAGCCGATCCCCGTCAGCCTCTCGATCAGCGCCATCGATCCTCCTGTACTGCCCCACCCCATCGCCGGGAGTCGCGCCCTCGATCATGTAGCCGACCGAGCTGGTCATCGCCCTCACCTCACGGGGGAGCGGATGATCCCTCCACATTGTGAACAAGTACAGGTGCAGCCGCTCCCCCTCGGCCTTGCAGACCACGGCTGGTCGGTCCTCTCCTCCGATGTTGACGAGGACCATCTCGCCAACTCGGGGTGTCACGCACGGAACGCCGCGTGGTCGATGAGCTCTTCCCATTCACGGAGCCGGTTCGCGAAGTCGTGCTCCTCGATGTCCTCCTGCGCTGCCGCACTTGCGAGCGACCAGGACTCCTCTTCCGAGAGGTAGGCGATGACAGTCTGCGTGAACGCGCTCTTGTATTCATCCAACGTGTTACAACGCTCGTTCTCGTCCTCTCCCCACGGAATCAGGCTCCCGTGCTCCCCCACCGTCTCGCGCAGGGCTGCGAGGTCTGAGGTCACGATCGCCAGTCCGTTCGCGCGGGCCTCCATCGCGCCGATGCAGCTCGTCTCGAGGAACGCGGTCGGGTAGCTCCACACGCGAGCCTGCCGCATCTCCTCGTACAGCTCGATCTGCCCGACCCGGCCTCGCATGAACACGCCGCCCGCTTCGCCCCCGGCCGCCTCGAACAGGCCGAGCACGTGCTCCTTGTAGGCGCGCAGAGACGGGTTGATCTGCGCCACCTTATCGAAGGTGTCCCATCCGTAGAACACGTGCAGCTCAGCGTCGGGCACGGCCTCCCTGATCGCAGGCCACACCTCCAGCATCACGTCCAGGCCGCGATCGGCCGAGGACGAGTAGATGCAGCGCGGCTTGCGCTCCTCGAAGCTCGGGGGCGGGCCCGGGAACCGATCCTCGTCGTCGAGCAGGATGCCGTTCCCGATCACGGTGAGCTTCTCCTCCGCGAACGGGTAGAGCCTCGCGAACCGCTCCCGCTGCCACTCGGAGAGGACGACGATGTGCGTCATCTTCTCGGCGACCTCGGGCGTCAGGTTCGGGTACTCCATGTCGTGGCACCAGAGCGCCCGCACAGGAGCGTTCATGTCGAGCTTGAACAGCTCCGGGTTGCGGCTCACGATGATCGCGTCCGCCTCCTCGGAGGGGTCGAAGGCTCCCGCTGGCCGCCAGAGCGAACCGGCGTAGTAGCCCGGCACCGCGTCGGCGTACACGGTCACCTGATAGCCCTCGTTGGCGAGCTTGATCGCCAGGATCGAGAGCATCGTCTCCGACCCGCCGATGCCGCCCTCACGCACGCTGCGCGGGCTCCACTCCTCCCAGGCGCCGCCGCCCCAGATGGTGACCTTCCCCCTGCGCGGCTCGGGGTGGTAGCAGGCCCACACGAGCATGTTGTTCTGGTGCAGGCACAGGTCCTCGATCTGCCCGCGAGCCATGATCTGCTTCGCGACCTCGTGGATCGGGGTCGCCCGCAGGTGCCCCTTCCGCTCGACGAAGTGCCAGAACGGCAGGTTGCCCTGCTCGAAGGCTCCGTTGGGCGTGGTGATGCAGACGTAGCCCTCGGGGCTGGTCAAGCTCTCCATGACGTCGAGGAGCCTGTCGGTGTCCGGCACGTGCTCGTACACCTCGAAGCTGGTCACGATGTCGTAGCCGCCCGTGGGGAACGCGCCGGTCGGCCGGAGCAGCTCCTCCGCGTCGTGCAGGTCGCCCTGGACGATGGTGCCAGGAATCCCGAATCGCTCGATCCGGCCCTGCGCCTTCTCGACGCTCGCCTTGTTGAGCTCTACGCCGTCGCAGATGTATTCGCCGTTCGTCCACAGGTAGCCGGCCAGCCAGAAGTCGTTGCACCCGAGGTCGAGGACGCGGGGCTTGCGCCCGTGCTCGGCCTCGAACTTCTGGCACAGCTCCAGCACGAGCTTGGCCCGCTCGATGTGGTCGCCCGCGATCGGCACCCACTCGTCCGGGACGGTGCTCTCCTTCGGCTCCTCCTCGTACCAGCGCTTGTATTCCTCGGGGCGCAGGGCGTGGAGCACGTTCTCCTTCGTCGCCGCGCGTGCCGCCACGATCTCGGGCCGCTCGGCGATGATGTAGGGCGCGTTCTCCATGAGGTTGAACGCCTTGAGGTTCTCGTCGAAGCGAATCGCGATCTCGCGGAGCGTGAGCAGCGCCTTCGACGCCTCGGCCTCGAGCCGCGCCCGCCCGAAGGCGCTCACGGTCTCCTGCACCATCGGGTGGTTCGGCATGATCGCCGCCGCCTCCTGCAGCCACTTCCAGCTCTCGTCCCATTGCCCCATCACGGCGAGCGCCTGGGAGAGCCGGTAGCGAGGGAGGAACGTCAGCTCGATCGGGTTCAGGATGAGGATGGTCTCGTTGACGGGCGTCTCGATCGCCCGCCGCGCCCAATGCGCGACACGCGGCCAGTCCTGCAGCTCGGCGAAGGCGTCGGCCAGCCCGACGAGGTTCTCGAGCCAGTCGTCGCGCTCCTTGAGCGCCTCGAACTCGACGTCGATTGCTTCGAGCTGTCGCCCCATCGCCCGCAGCGCCACCGCCAGCTTGTGCGCGGCCTGGCTGCGCTCGTCGCCGGGCGTGCTCCGGGGGTCCATGAGGTACTGCTTGAGCCAGTGCTCGGCCTCCGCGAACCGCTCGCGGGCCATCAGCTCGGTGCCGAGGTAGACCTTCGTGCGCGGGTCGATGCCCTCCTCGGTCTTGAGCATCTCTTCGGCCGCACGTTGGAGGATGAGGAGGTTCCGGTCTTGCGGGTAGCGATCCGCAGGCCCGCGCGAGTGGACGTACTTGACGAGGTTCGGCTCGACCTTGACGAACTTCGGCGGCCTGTCCTCGGGGAGGTAGACCTCGTGGACGGGGTTGATCCAGCGGAAGCCCCGCCCCTGCCGCACGAGCCGCTCCCGCGCGAGCTTGCACACGACGTTGCCGTACTCGTCACGTGCGTACTCGTACTCGACGATGTAGCCGTCGACGGCCGGGTGCGCTCCCTGCGCGAGGCTGCGGAGGTGCTCGGCTCCGACCACTACGTCGTCGTCGTCCAGCCAGAGCGTCCAGTCGCAATCCTCGGACACCATCTCGTAGCTCTTGGTCCGCGCCCACGCGAAGTCGGCGAGCTGGCCGTTCTCGAACGTGGGGAGGTCGTCGCCGGCGCTCTCCACGCGGATCGGCGCGAGCGGCATGAGCCCCTGGTTGTCCTTCGGCTTGAAGCTGCCGGGGTCACGGGGGCTGTCCTTCCACTCGCCCGTCGTCATGTCGACCACGCGCGTCTTGAAGCGGCCAAGCTTGGCGAGCACCGCGAGGGTGTCGTCCGTCGAGCCGGTGTCGAACACGTTGATCTCGTCCACGAAGGGCCGAATCGATCCGATGGAGCGCGGGAGCAACTCGGCCGAGTTGCGGACGATCAGGCAGGCCGCGATCTTGGTCATCGCTTGCCCTTCGGCACGTCCATGCGCTGCGCGAAGCGGCGTTCGTGCGCCTTCTCGAACCTCATGTATCGCCTTTTGGCCGCTCGATTCGTCCGGTTCTGGTACCTCGGCCTGAGTGCTTCGAGCGCGAGCGTGAGCGGGTCAGGTACCGTTGGCGGCTTCGCGAGCAGCCCGCGCAGGATGTGCGCAGGCGTGAACTTGCGTTCCATGCTGGCTCCTTTCGGTGAATCGAGATGGGGCGCAGGAAAGGAGCCAGCCCCCACTACGCCCCATCTCGATTTGTCGCGGGGGGCTGGCTCCCCCGCTGTCTTGGTCGCCCTCTCAGGAGAGGTACTGGAACGGTGCTGCCTCGACGACCTTGATCTCCTCGCCCGTGAGCGCAGAGATGCGGGCCGCCTCCTGCACGGCGTAGTCACGGGAGACGTGGCGGATGATCTTTCGACCATCCGCCCCGATGACGTCGAACGCGGTGGCCTCGGTCGTTGGCTCGTCGTCAGCCGCTGGCTCGTCGGCGTCGTCAGGCTCATCCGAGAGGTGTGCCTTGATCGCGGCCTTGACCGCGGCGGAGCTTGGCAGCTCCTCCGGGTTCTCGATGCCGAGACTTCTCGCCTTCTCGTTCAGCTCGTCACGAGTCATCGTGATCCCCCTTACGCGAGGCAGTTGTTGATCTCGTACCCGGCGTCCGGAGCGACCACGCGCTCGTCGATGGTCTGCCCGGTGGCGAACCAGTCGACGCGGGTGCGGTCGTTACGGTCGGTGCGGGTCGTCAAGCCCTCCGAGCGGAACGTGTACGCGACGCTCGGGTTGTCGATGGCAGGTCCGTCGGTCACGTACAGCAGCCGGACGGACTCTCCCCAGATGTCGGTGTAGGTGGGCGTCGCACCCTCCTTCGCCGTGTTCTGGATCAGCCCCGGAATCTCCACGCGCATCCCGAACAGGATGGCGGGGAGCACCGGGTAGTACTCCTCGAGCAGTGGGCGCGAGCCCGAGCTGCCGAACGTGTACTTGAGCTTGTCCGTGAGCTGTGTGTTCCTCTGCATCCCTGCGGCCACGGCCTCGGGGATGACGATGGTGTTCGGGCGGACGCCGATCGTCTTGCGCATCAGCTCTCGGCCAGTCCACACGTCCGTCTCGATGGACGTGGTGGTGGCGACGTCCCACGGTGCGGCGGCGTCGGCTCCGAGATTGAGCTTCCCGCCGTTGGTGGTCTTGCGCAGCAGGGCGGCGACCCGCGCCTCACGCTTGAGCGCGAGACGGGCGAGCACGTTGCGCTGCTTGTTCCGCTCGAGGTTGAGCTGCGAGTCGGCGTTCTTGCGTTCGCGGTCGGAGATGTCCCACGCTAGCTCCCGACGCTGCGTCCGGTAGCTCTCGGTCGCGTGAGAGATGTCGACGATCCGAGGCTCTGCTCGGTCAGGCACGAGATCGTCGACGTCCGTACCGTAGAAGTCACCTTGCTGGAACACCGGGTACAGGTCGCTCTCGTTCACGACGTCGATGTACGGGCACACGATGTCGGCGATGAAGCCGTCCATAGCCGGCGCGTACAGCCGGGCGAGATTCGAGAGGAGCTGGTCGACGTGGACCGTCCCGACCCTTTCGACAGACGGAGGCATTCTTCAGTCTCCTTCCGGGGTCAGATCAGTTGGCGCTGATCGAGGAGGACGGCGAACACCTCGCCCGCTGCGGCGGGGGTCAGGGCCAGGCCGACGCTGTACCTCGCGCCGGCTGCACCCAGAGCCGAGCCGAGTGCGGTCGAGAGTCCGGAGGACGTGATCGGGCCGAGGGCGCCGTTGACGCTCGCAGCCGCGACCCGAGTCATCGCACCGACCGACGCTGCGGCGATCGCCTTGACGACGCCGTGGATCGCGACGGCCACGGGGTCGCCCGGTGAGGCGACGGTGGCGATGCTCATGCCGATGACGTCCTGCCCTGCGGAAGCCGCGGGGCGGAACTCCTCGGCTGCAGTTGGGAATCCGCCGACCAGGGCCACACCGCAGTCGATCTGCGATGCGGCCCTGCCGGGGATGGTGAACAGGTGGTCGTAGTGGGCCATGTGGCTCTCTCCTTACAGCTTGAGCCCGAGCTTCGTGGCGGCCTGCGTTGCGGCCATCACGTAGGCATCGGCGTCGTCGGGAGCCTTGCCCGCGTCCGCGAGGATCTTGAGTGCTTCCTCGTGGATACGGTGGGAGTCGGGGTCGATGGCGTACTGGGACCCCTGGATGGTCACGAACCCGGGCTCGTTCTCCGGTCCGAACTCACCCTCGCCCTCGCCCGAGCCGATCGCGGCGAACGAGCCCGAAGGCATCTCCGCGAGCAGCTTGGTCACGCCCTCCGGGTCGATGTCGTACATCGACTCGAAGTAGGAGCGCTGTGCCGGGGCGAACTTGCGCTGGCGCACAGCCTCGTCGAGGACGTTCTTCTTCGTGAGCTCGGCCAGCTTGTTCGCGGCCTCCTCACCCTTCTGTGCGGATGCGATCAGAGACCGCATCGCCTCGTCGGTCGGGACCTTCTTCTCCAGGTCCTCGACCTTCAACTTGAGCGCATCGCGCTCTTCGGCCACCGCCTTGTAGGCAGCCGCCAGTTCCTCCAGCGTGGCGTCGGCGGCGATGCCGATCGCCTCGGCAAGAGGCGCGAGGTCGTGCTTCTCCGACATTGACTTCTCCTTGTCGGGTTGGATGGACGAGAGTACGTTCCGGGCGAGCTGCGCAGCCTCACCCAGACTCTGTGCGCTCGCGATGAGGGCCCTCGTCACGTCCTCCCCGAAACGCTCGTTCGCAGCCTCGAGCTGCGCCGTCTCGATGAGGAACATGTCGGGAGCCAGAAGCTCGCTCAGACCGCGGTCGGCGATCATCACGGGCTCCATCTGGTCGAAGAAGGGGCGGTTGGTGAGGGCGGCGGCCTTGATCTTGTCGGCCACGATCCTCGCCTTGTTGCCGACCTTCTTGAGCTTGAAGGTAAACTCCGGCGAGATAAAGCGGTACTCGCCGTTCCGGATCGCCTCGTGGGCAGGCGGCGTCCACTCGACCTCGGCGTAGAGCGTCCCGTTCTCCACCCTCGCCGTGCCGGGCAGGAACCAGCCCGCCGCCCGCGAGCCCCGCCCGTAGAAGAACGAGTGGTCGTAGTCGATTGCGATACGGTCGCCTCGGGCGTTCAGATCCTCGGCGTACGCATGGAGGTCGGCCTCCGTGATCTCGAAGGTGCCACCGGCCGCCGGGTGCTTGAACGTGCCTGCCGGCATGACCGGGATCAGGGAGCGCCGTGTCGCCTCGTCGACCTTGCTCTCATCGAGCGCGATCCACGTCAACAGGTGCTCGGTCATCGCTTCTTCCCTTTCTTCTTGCCCTTGCAGGCCATGTCACCCTCCTCGGAGGAAGTCGTCGAGTGAGTCTCCGTAGACCATCACGCCACGGCAGCGCGGGCCGATGTCGGGGATCGTCGCCGTGATGCAGCCGTTCGGCGGGAGCAGGAGGTAGTACCGATCGCTCGGCACCTGCGCGATCATCCCGTGCAACGAGTCGCAGGCATCACAGGTGTTCGCGTCGAGCTGCTCGGAGCGCATCGCGAACAGCGCGGGCGCGGTGGCGTGGATCACCGGCCGCTTCCCGAGAGCCCCGAGCGAACGTCCGGCGTTGAGCGTCCGTGAGACGAACTCGATGCCGATGATGTGGGCGGCACGCAGACCACGATCCCGCAGGGCCCTAGCCCGCGCCTCGTCGTCCCGAAGTGCCGCCCACGCCTGCTCCATGAGCCGGATGAAGCGGCCCCGGGCGCGGAGGGTGATGCTCCGCAGCACCGGTCCTGCCGCCTCGGGCACGGAGGCGAACTCGTCAGCGATCAAGGTCGGCCGGTCGCCGCGCAGCGCCCGGAGCACCGCCAGCTCTTGGACGACGGTCTGGTAGCCGAACACCAGCGTCCGTACGAGGTTGACGTAGAGGGTGCGTTCGAGCGCGGTGGCGATCGCGAGCGAGGGCACGCCCTCGTTCAAGTCGAGGGAGGTGGCGTATCGCTGCGCGACCGGGCGAAGCGATAGCTCGACACGGAGCCGCGCCTGCGTCACGTGGTCGCGCAGGAGTGCGTAGTCGACGGCCTCCTCTGCGAGCACGAGGGGGACGCGCGGCTCAAAGGACGTTCGAGGGCTGGACAAGGAACGTCCACTCCTCAGCCACGGAGAGCAGGCCGCTCGCGTGCGCCCGGTAGTACCAGGTGCCGACCATGTTGGTCGAGGCGCCGATCTCGATGTCCTTGAAGAACGCCCCCGCGCCGGTGTTGACTACGCTCGCGCCCGCCTGCTGCCACACGTAGCTCGAGACGGAGCCGAGCGGGTTCTTCACGATGAACACCATCGAGGAGGGCGTCGCCGGCAGGTTGTCCGTTCCGAGAACGGTGGCCCTGAGCCTCACGGTGTCGCCCAGATCGTACTTCCCGACGAAGTTCGGAACCGTCACATCAGACCCCCGGGTAGTCGGTGAGCCACACGTCGTAGGCGGCGTGGTCGTCGACCCCGATCAGGTACAGCTCGCCGTCCGAGAGCACCACGTCGTAGGCGGCGTGATCGTCGACCCCGATCAGGTAGAGCTCGCCGTCCGAGAGCACCAGCTCCCACGTCGCGCTGTCGGACAGGAGCATGTCGGTCGGAGTGCTCGGCTGGATCAGTACGGAGTCGCCGCCGATGAGCAGGACGACCCCGAACGCCTCGCCGGTCGTGATCCCGATGACCCCGATCCGGCGCACGACCCTCGGCTGGCCGAACGCCTCGGCCGAGTCGATGGCCTGCGCGTAGAGCTGGCGGACGCCCGTGGGCTGACCCCACGCCTCCGCGCTCGCGATCCCGAGCGCCCTGATCATGCGGTTGACGTCGGGAGCGCCGAACGCCTCTGCCGTGACCAGGCCGGTCGGCCTGACGATCGGGCGCAGCCTCGGAGGGCCGACGCTCTCCTCTGTCGGCACGCCGACCGCGCGCAGGAAGCGCACGAGATCAGGCTGCCCGAACAGTTCCCCCGAGGCGATGCCACCGACCGCGAGAACCCGGCGCAGGCTCGGCTCCCCGAGCGCCACGAGCGAGGAGATGTTCCCCGCTGCCCCGACGACGAAGCGGCCGTCAGGCACTCCGAACGTCTCGCTCGAGACGATCCCGAGCGTGCGAATCAGGCGGATGATGTCGGCTTGCCCGAAGCTCTCGCCCGAAGCGATGTCGCCTGCAGCCCGGATCGAGTACAGGGCCGTGAGCGAGGCGTTCCCGTATCCCTCCCCGGTCGGGATCGCAACCGGGCGAAGGAGGAGGCGAATGAGCGGGATTCCGAACGCCTCGGCGGAGGCGATGCCTTGCAGGTACAGGCGCGGAAGCCAGGGAGTGCCGAAGGCTTCTGCGGTGGTGATCCCGAGCGCGCGGATGAGACGCCGCACCTTCGGGCTTCCGAACGCCTCGGCGCTCGCGATGTCGCCGATGCCCCGCACCGTGTTGGACTGGCGCAGGTTCGGCTCGCCGTAGCCCTCGGCACTCGCGATCCCGAGCGTGCGCAGCACGCGGTGGACGTCGCCAGAGCCGAACGCCTCGGCACTCGCGAGCCCAAGCGTGCGCAGCACGCGGTGGACGTCGCCAGAGCCGAACGCCTCGGCACTCGCGAGCCCAAGCGTGCGCAGCACGCGGTG